TCATGTACCACTCAGAATCAGTACTAGCATCTTGATCACATCGTCCAGTACTACAGGCGGCAGGTACACACTGAACACCACCAATACCACCGGAATGATCACGTAGTTGTACATAATCAAAAAAACGAACACATACGCGATGTAACGCTTCCAGGACGTGTCGTTAGGCTTAACCGTACTCTGCCTCTTGCCTGTAACGATCTCCTTGCTATGGGCTTCCTGTGAAGGAGTAGCATTGCCCATCATTTTACTGATCAATCCCTTGATTAACTCAATCATGTTAAGTCCTCCAGGAGTTCACGAATTTTCTGCATGTGCTCTTTATCCATTCCTGCTGTGAACTTGAATTTCGCCATCAACGCTTTATTCAAACTGCCCCACTGAGAACACAACATACAGATCAGTGCAGACTCACAGTGAAGTGCTTCGGCATATGTTGGATAACACGCCAAGATGCTCTTTTTATACGGTTCACCCGCTTCGATCATTTCATTCACTGACCTACTTGAACTGGTGTAATCGTTCCAGTTCGACTGTTTAGAAGTACTCTTAATCTCTGAGACATTCTTAATCGATTTCGATACTCTTTTCTGACCAATATAGAATTCACCACTGTTCGGAAACTGGATTATATATACGAAACATGCCGTTTCTTCTGGGATAAAATCTTCATCCTGATACCACATTGCCCATTTCATTTCTTGTTCTGCATTTGACGCCATTTTTATCACTCCTTGATAAATACATTCATACACATATTTATGAGGAAACATCAAAATGAGCATCGAAACAGAAGTACTGGCACTATTGAAACAACTTGAAGGCACTAAACAATACCAGACCAAAATGAAATATTTTAGAAATGGCCTTTTCCATATCTATACAGATTCAGAAGGTTTTGAAACCATCGGGTACGGTCATCTTGTTAAGACTAGTGAACGTAGTAAACTCGTGAACGGAATTACAGAACAGCAAGCAGATCAATTACTGCTCGTCGATTACCAGAAGGCAAAACGTGATGCTGATTCATTCAATCTGGATTTACCAGAACGCTGGAATGCATTAGTTTCTATTCTCATATTCCAGTTGGGTAAAACTGGTTACTCTAAGTTTGTTAAGCATCTTTCAGCACTGAAGAACCGCAATTATGCAACTGCAATTGCAGAACTGAAAAACAGCAAATTGTACCAACAGACCCCGAACCGTATCGATCAATTACTGTACTGGGTAACAAACTAAAACAACAAAGGCCAGCTATTATGCTGGCCTTTGTTGTTTTTCATGCTGCAATTCTAAAATGGTCAATACGCGTGACAGTTTCACATCAATTTCGTTGATTTTCATCTGAACATTTTTCAGTTCTGATTCTAAAACAACCTGCTCATTTTCAATCTTGTCTAAACGTTGTTTCAGTAACTTCTGTTCAGATTGCAAGTCTGCAATGCGACGTTCCAGAGCCTCTGTATCTTGTTTAAATTCACGGTATCGCGTGAATACAAAACCCAGTACTGCCACGGTCGCACTTACACCTGCAATTAATGTACCTGTAATCATCATACGCAAATCCCGAGAAATAGACTCAGCGTAACGATTGTCCATAATGGCAAGCCAACAGTATGCAACGCAGCAAGTCCTACTACTGCCGCTGCATAAATGCCAAACTTGATTATTTTTTCTTTATCCATATTATTATCCTCTCTCATTGTACTGAGAGTATTTATTATTTTTATTGTAAAAACGGCTGTTTTAACTGTACCAGGTAGTACTGAATGTCTAAGCCCTTGACGAACAGTTTGTATACGTCAATTACCTGCACCTGGTATACATCATCGTAATATTGCCAGTCGACAATATCACCACGGTTCAGTACTGGATCGTTAACCTGCATGAATGCAATGTTCATGAAGTCATGCCCCATGACATCTACCCCATAATCTTTGAAGTATTTCGAATCAATGAATGCCTGATTGAATGGCTTATTGCACATCAGAACGTCCTTACACGCTAACTTGATGTTCTCTGTAACTTCTACGCTGAAATGCTCTTGCATTAGTTTCTCCTGAATATGAATGTTCCTTTCATATTATTTATCACTAATCTCGCTTTTTGTTCAGTTTCATCAAAGAAGTCATAAATCATCTTGCGTTTTTTCTTCTCATATTTACCGATAATACGCTTATTGCGTTTTTTCTTTTTCAGACTGGTATCAATCAAATACTTCTTGCCGTTCTGTTCCACTACCTTGTACTTTTTACCCATCTGGTTATGAAGTCCTGCAATGTTGCCCTGTGCAGTCATACGAGCGTTAGCAGTTGGAATAATTTTGTTAAACGTTGCCGGATCATCTGTCAGTACTGAACGTAGATAAGCAGCCTGAGAACCACGTACAATGATTTGGTTAGTCCTGGTTCCATTACCGTGCTGAATGAAATTGAAGAAAATAGCCCGCTTGGTGAAGGCAACAGAACCACCCTCAACACTGTTGTTGATGTCATCCTGAATCTGTTTCGATAATGCACGGCATCGTTTTGTTAATTCTGACTGAAAATCTGTGATAAACACTTTGCCCTGACTATTCAGTACTCGTACTGCATCGGCGGGAGTTGCCCCCCGCCTAAAATCGCCTGATATCATTTTGTTCTCCTTATGCCCGACCAACTATTACGGTAATATTCCCGTTGAATGCAACCACATTGTTGTTAGAACGCTGTTCAATTGTTAGTGTTACCGCTACGCCTGCCGGAATTGTCATTGTTCCAGTACCGACATTTATATCCGTTGCCAGGCCCTGTGCGGCTACACTGGTGTAAACTAAACCAGCTCCATTAGCATATATGCTGATTGAACGACTGTTAGTAGTTTCTCGTGGTGGATTATAGTTACCGTCATAACCGCCTTTTACAGTTAATGGTACGCATGGGATTGAAAGAATACGGGCAAATTGCGGTTCTGCCGGGATAGTGATACCGCCACCACTTAACAGGAATACCCGCATGATATCGCCCTGAATACTGTTCGCTTTCAGATTATCAATCGTACAGTTGCTGAAATAGCCATTTGTGAATGAACCGCCTGACGCGTATACAGTACCTTTGAAATAGCCGCTATTAGCGTAAACTTCACCAGTAAAACGACCAGATTCCGCGTAGATTGTGCCGCGAAAATAGCCATTGTTGAAGTAACTAGTACCATCTTTACGGATACACCAACCTTGCCCACCTTGATCAGGCCATGCATCATTCCAGTTGTTAGAACTAATCTGATTACCAATCTTCGCGTTATTAATACTACCGTCCTGAATTTTCGCAGTACTGATACTTGCATCGGCAATATGTGCCTGCCCAATACTTGCGTTAGCAATCATTGCACTGTTGATGTATACAGTATTGTTCTGTACTGCAAACGGAATTACCGGGTTAGATACTGCACCAGATGTTTTAGCTGTGATAATTTTAAAATCATCTGCTACAAAATATACAGCACTGGCTTTGGTGTTTGCATCTGCATATATACCCATACCTGCAATAGTACCGTTAGCGTTAACCTTCAATTCGTAATGGCTATTAATGGTATTTTTTAATGCATCAATATTTGTAGTCATGGCAGTACTGACTGAACTGATATTACCGTTCAGTTCAGATTTTGCCTGAGTTAATGCAGTTGATTGAGCCGTGTCTTTAGAAGTTATAGTACTGTTAAGTGTCGCAACCTGAGACGTAATATTACTGTTAATACTGCTGACCTGTGCATTCAGTGCTTGTGTCTGAGCCGTATCCTTAGTTGTGATTGTCTGATTCAGTGTTGTGACTGCTGCCGAAATATCTGTAGCTGTTTTACTGGTTAGCTGGGTAATACTGGTACTGTTTGCAGTGTCACCGTCAGTAATGGCCTTATTCAGCGTAGTTACCTGGGCTGATAAATTCGCTGCTGTAGTCGCCTGTAAATTAGTGATAGCAGTGGCGTTTAGTTTATCACCGTCGTTAATCAACTTTGTCGTTTTGGTTTCTGATGCACCTATTTGAGTAGTGGTGTTGATATTGGCCTGACTAACTGCATCCGAGATTGCAGTACTGATCTTGCTGTCCAAATGAATAAAATCATTCAGTGACTGTTCATCCTGTGCAGACCAGTTAACTTTTGATTGCAGATCAACATATACCCCTGCCGTGAAAATAATTGAGTCCTGACCGAACTCGTCATAGGCTCCTGCACGTACATAGTATTTCCCATCGGCAATAGGGAAACTGTGCATGAACGGACTATTAGTACCGAACGTTTTCATGTTCTGTGTGAACGTGCTGTTCGTGGAAATCTGAACCTGTACGCCTGCGAAATCGCTCACGCCTGCTTCAGGGTTATTGTACGTCACGAAAATTGACTCAAAACCAGCATTAGCCGTAAACCCGGTCAATGCTGGGCATTGTGGGTTAGTCACCGTGATACGAGCTTCTGCACTGTAGATACTGCTGTTATGACCCCACGCCACGACACCAAAAGTACGGGTACGGCTGAGAGTATCCAGTTTGTTCATTGCATAGGTGTACGTGAACTGGTTAGCCTGGATGAAGTAAGAACGCTTCTTCACCATCCCGGCATCGTAGATGATGATTTCGTATTTGTTGAAATAGCTGCTGAACGGCTTCCCGTTCACGTTCAGATATGACTGATCATCCCAACCGATTATGAAGTCCAGAGCATCTGTAGTATTGGCAGTACTGCCACGGTTGATCAGATTCAGGCCAGTAATAGCAGGCAGGGTAAACGCGAAATCAGGTACAACACCGTTCTGTGTCACCTTGTCGGACACAATGCCGAGGTTGTTGAATGCTGCTACTGCAAAATCATATTGAACGCCTGCTGTGAGGCCGTATAGCTCGTAACTCTGTACGTACTGGTTCGTGCTCCCGCCATAAGTCCAGGTTTGCGTACCTGTCTGACGGTAATATACGTAGTAACCACGTAAGTACTGATCAACACTAGCCGCCCATGAAAGTACTACAGTCTGTCCCTGATTCGTTGCCCCTTTCTTAACTACAGATAGGTTTGATGGTGGCAGTACTGCTACTGGCTTCGGTAACGTACCTTCCCAGCCGTACATCGGAACGTCCACGCCTTCATAAATGCCCTGGTGATACTCTACGCATTGCAAATTAACCATGCCGATACTGTCGGTATTCGTGCTAATCGATTTACCCGCAACCCTGAACAGCTTATTTTCGTAGCCATGTTCCGGTAGAGTTACCGTGATTACATCCCAGACCTTTAGATCCCAGCCTGAGTCAGTATTAAAACTGATCGTATTATGGCTGTATTTGCCCTTCAGCAATTCGATGTTAATCAGGTGTTCAACCTGGTCTTTGTCATACACCCATGAATAATCCAGACTTTTAGCAATAATCAATCCATCACTGGTTAATACATCACTGGCAGGAATATCTGACGGAATACGTAAAATATCATCACTGTAATTATTAGTTGTGTTTTTCCATGTTGCATCAATGGTATTGAAATAGTCACTGATACCACTGGTAGTACTGACAAATTCACCGAAAATTGTTGATTCGTCAAATGTCTGTACTGACAGTGCCGGAATATCTACAGTCAAATACAGCTTGCCACAATGAATACTGGTGATACCGCCAAATGTCATCAGCATTTTTTCAATGTTTGATTTATATGTAGACTGATAATCAATAGCACCATTACTAAACATCTGATAACGGGTACAGTACTGTGCTGCTGTCTGGAATGATGGTAAATCAATATTACCAGGACTGACACCGAGGCCATATTCTGTATTGGTCACATAATCGTATAACTGGTTTACTGGATTATTACTGACAATAGTAGTACCAGACACTAAATCGTAAATTTTCTTACCAGAACATTCAGCCGTTAATACGTAACTATCATTGACCAGTAAATTATCTTCTAATGATTTTTGAGTTTTCTTGATAACGGTATAAATCTGTACAATCCCGTTACCTTTGAAAGTACTGTTATTCCACTGAGAACCACCATAAGTACCTGCCAGTACTTTACCCGCCGTGTAATTAGGCTTTCCGAAATATACCTCTAATTGCAAAATATCACGGTATTTCGCATCGATACTGGTATTCGGTACTACTCCTTCAACAGTAACAGGAGTTGTCAGTACTGGTTCGTCATCAAGCCAGATTTGGCTGACTTTGTTGATCTCACCCATTGCCAGTGCATGACTCGTAAATAGGTACTGGCTGCTGCTGTTCTGGACGTTGTACCAGTTAACGATTGAACCGCATTTAACCTTTTCACCGTAGAGGATAGGTATACCCGTCTGTGGGCTTGTAGAACGGCTTAGAGTCGTTGCACTGTCTGTATGAGGAGTAATGCCCGGCATCTGTGACAACATCGATGTGGCTACAAGTGAGGCCGCCCCCGCCCCGGCTCCCCATGCAGCCGCTGCTGAAAGACTCGCACCGCCTGTATAGACCGCTGCCGCTACTGCTACTGCCGTGATCAGGGCACCGACGATACTCATCCCCGAAATTTTACCGCCCATTATTCACCCCCTGCCGTACCTGTCGTGCCTGCATCAGGAGTGATCCGGTAAAACGTCCAGTCATGTAACCAGGGCAGTACTGCCAGGTTGAATCCATTACTGTCAGCATTGAGAGCAATGTACTTACCATCCAGTACTACAGAACCGTGAATACCGTTAACCATAATGTCACCGAAAACAGGTGTATCAACCTGTACGCCATGACGCTTACAGATCTCTTCCAGTGAACCCAGTTCGTGTTTAGTGAACAGTTTCTGACCAGCTTTGATTGTCTTATATTTGCCCATTGCTAAATCGGTATATTCAGTACCGCATACTTGATCGATAACTCTCAGTACCAGAATATTGCAATCATTTTGTCCTAACAGGAATTCAGTACTGATACATTCCTGAGCAATGTTATGAATTTTAATTATGTTGTTTCTCATTTCTTATACTTCCATGTTTGCTGAGAGTTAATTTTTCCTAGTAATGAAAAGTACGCATCATTCTTATGAGTACTTTGATGTACTGAGTTAGCGGCTAAAGTACGTTGTTGTACGTCCAGCTTCTTCCATATGCTATTGACGTATACGGTTAATTCATTTTTTAAATCATCGTTATTAGAAATCGATTCGAAATAATCAATATACCCACTGAACATTAAAGAGTTATCCAGTACTGTAGCGTCTGCGGGATTCAAAATAGTCAGCCACATATTTACCTGTGCGTTTTTAAGACCACCAGATAATGCCAGCACCTGGAATGACTGTGATACATTGCTAACCTTGAATGACATTGAATCATTACTGATATCTTTCTGTTCACTGAATGAGCCAAAACTGTCATTAATGAAGTCTGGAAAACTGGTATAAAGATTGCCATTGATATTCAGGTCGATATAACCATCATTTAGATGAAGTGCCTGAACACCCGAACCCTGAACGGGATAGATATCAATACATTTAACGGCCACGCCTAATTGCATAACGTCTGATACTGATAACTGGGTTTTATTACCGCCTCTGGTAGTGTTCCAGTACTTCAATAGTGCTGAGTTTGTAAATACTGCCTGATTCATTATAACGCCTCCGTAGCTTTAATATAGAGGTTCATAATGTTTTTAGATGGCAGATTTAAATCACAGTCAATATCGATAATGAATGTTCCAGTGATACCCTGATAGCGGATTACTTCACCCGCCTGTACGTTCTGACGTAACGCCGGAAAGACGGTAATTGAGGTGCCTGTATTGGCGATAATGCGATGAATTTTAGTACTATTCTGGAAGGTAACTAACGTCCCAACTTCAAGCAT